TAGGAAAGGCACTCAATTTGACTAAACAAAGGATAGGTATTTTATTAAAGAATGCTGAGAAGCTAAAGTTAATAAAATCAGAGGATGTGTTTATGCGAAAGTATATGTTGACTAAACAACCTAAAATTAGTAAATTAAAAGTCAATAATTACTATGAGTTGTAAAAAAATATATTATTATGAAATAACAGCAACTCTGGAGGAAGAATTTGATTCTGTTGAGAAAGCAACAAGTCAAAGGGATGCTAGTGATAAAGCAGTTGTTAAAGAAATAACTGGAAAAAATTTACAGCATTCCATAATTAAAAAGGAGGAGGATAGGAATGAACCTAACCAATGAACTTCCTAGATTGTATGGGAAGCTACAAAAATGTCATAACAGTATCATGGCTACTGTTGATGGCAGATTATGTACTAATACAATTCAGGATTATGTTGAGTACAAACAATTAGTAAGAAGGATTGTTGAAGCTCAAAATAAAGAAGCAAAAATTATTTACGAAAGATAAATAATATTTAAAAAAACAAATAGAAAGGAAGGCTATTAATGTCTGCAAAAGAAAAAGACCCCAATAAACTTAAAATAGATAAACATATTGGGATTAAAATAAGAAACAAAAGAGTTGAAAGAAAACTAAATCAAACAAAGATTGGAAATGTATTGAATGTTACATTTCAACAAGTTCAAAAATATGAAAAAGGCACAAATGGAATAAATCCTTTAGGTCTTATTTTGTTGTGTGAATTTTTTAAAGTTCCAATAACATATTTTTTTGAAGGTTTTAACTTCAGAACTTTTGAAAGTAATATTACTTATCAAGACAAATATCCTGAAATTCATAGGGGTAATCAAGTTAAGAATGAAAATTTATATCCCAATCCAAATTCTTATATGGAATTAGATAAGACTTGGGTATTAAAATCAAAACTCAAAGATGCCTTGTTAATTGAAGATACATTAAAAAAACAAGAAAAAGATAGATACTTTAATCTAATAAATACAAGAAAGAAAAATTAATATTATGTCATTGGGTCATTCATTTAAAAAATATGATTGGCTCAATGATTTAACATTAAGAGATCACCAAACAAATAGGCTAGATGAACTAGCCAATCTTTATAATAAAACAAAAGATAAAAAATATTATGATGAATGGTTTGATTTGATTAAAAAAATTTCTAAAAAAATTTCCTGCTAAAAATCCAAAAAGGATTTTATTGTCGCACCAATTCTGAAACACCCAAAAATTTCAATCGTCTAGTTTTCAATAAAAATATTTTTTTTACAAAAATTGAAAAATGCAATTTGATATAATGTCATTATAAAAATTTTTATGAGAAATTTTTATTGGTAATGAAAATTACCTAGCTATGTTAAATTGTGAATAGGGTTAGTTAGTTCTTGGAAAAGGAGTTATGTCTTATGACAACACCACCTCAAGAAGAAATACCATATCATGTTAAAATGAAATTTAAATATGATGAGGTTAATAATCTGTGGGATCAGCAAACAATACCTTATATTACAAGGTTTGAAGCTAAAAGAGCTGTCAAATTAATTTGTAATAAATTTGGTAAACCTAAATTTGCACCACCTACAATAAGATACCCAATATCCAGATATAGAAATATTTGGTGGGATACTTTTATTTGTTTAAGTGGCGATCCTACAACCATGCGTAGAGGTTGGAGAGAGTTAGTTCATCAAACCAGTCATAGTATTTATAAATATTATTCTGGTTTTAAAAAAAGACAAAGAAAATATGAACACTCAATTCAACAAGCTGAATTAGAATTAGCAATTTTGAAATTTGTTATTTCTAAAAATTGGCTTAATGGTGTTCTAAAACCTAAAGTCGTTATCTTGTCCAAAGATGAAAAACGAAATAAGAAATTAGAACACTACCAAAAACTAATAAGTAAATGGCAAACTAAACTAAAGTTAGCCAATACCTTTATACGAAAGTATAATAAAAAGGTCAAATACTTAAATAAACAATAAGGAACACAACCCTATTCACTACCAATCAAATTTACTTTCATTCTCATAAGTCTTATCCTCATCAGCTTTACGCATACATTCGTAATGAGCATGACCTTTGGGATAGAAACTTACGAAGCTATCGGTATTTAAAATTTCTGCTGAACAGTATCTACAATTTCCAACTAATGTGACTATGACTTTTGATTTAACCCAACTCTTATTATGTTTTGGCATAGTTAGGTCTTTTGCCTTTTCTTGCTTTCCTCTCTGCTTTCTTTTTTCTTGATACTGCTGCTCTCCTTTGACCAGAACTCATAGCTCTAGCTTTGGCTAAAGGAACACATTTAGGATAATTTTTTCTTTTCTCACCTTTGGATCTACCACATTTAGGAAATGAACCATCGGATCTTCTATTAGCTATGTCAACCCAATTAGCTCTTACCCATGATCTTAAACCTTTTGACATTATCTTTTTCTTTTTTTAGCTTTTTTCTTTTTCTTACCACCAGGTGTAATTTTACCTGAACATACACCACTAGCATACATGTTAGCATACGCAGAGGGGTACACTTTGAATTTTCGCTTTGCTGCTGCTTTACCTCTTGCACATAATTTAGCCATTGTCTAACTCCTTTACTATTTTTAATTTTTCTTCTGCATTAGAAATTTTTTCTACTAACTTATCTACTTCATCAATGTGTTGTGGATGTTCGCCAATACCTACACTATTGTTAAAATAAATTTTTATTGTTGCTTCAGCTTCACAAACTTCAGCTTCATATCTTTTTTCTAATGCTTTTAAGATATGTTGCTTCATTGTTTATCTGCCAACTTTTTTCATAGCCATTTTATGAGCTTGTCCAAAAGTTTTACCTTTTCTCATAGCTTTT